TTTAACAGGCTCAGTACAAGATTATGATATGAATGCTTGGGCTGAAGCTAACACAGACATACTACCAGGAGATAGAATAGAACTAAAAAGAGTATTTTATGAAGCACCTCCTGCAATAACAAGATATTTTGATCCTTATGCAGGTACAGGTACTGGTATGATTGACTTAATGGATTCGTTTGGTTGGGGTAACTACTCACCAGCTATTAATTTTTTAATGATGCCCTTAAATTACGATTTACAAGTAATACAAGCGATTGAGTTAAATGATCAAATAAGAAAATCTAACTATTCATTTGAGTTAGTAAATAATAAACTAAGACTATTTCCAATCCCTAATGCAGTATCATCTGATGGATATGCAGGGCATATGTTTTTTGAGTATATTTTTGAATCTGAAAGAAATAACCCGTATCAAGATGGGTTAAATAAAATAACAGATGTATCTAATGTTCCATTTGTTAATCCTAACTATGATGAAATAAATTCAATAGGTAGACAATGGATATTTGAATATACACTAACACTATGTAAAGAAATGTTAGGTTATATAAGAGGAAAATATACAACAGTTCCTATTCCTGATGCTGAAGTAACACTAAACCAACAAGATTTACTATCCTCAGCTACAGCAGACAAAAATGCTTTAATAGAAAGGTTAAGAACTTATTTTGATAATACATCAAGAACTAAATTAATGGAAAATAGAGCATTAGAAGGAGATTATTTAGAAAAGGAATTAAATAAGGTTCCATATACAATATTTGTGGGTTAATTATGTGTGCACTTTTTGGAGGACAGAGAGATATAAGTCTATTTAGACACGTTAATAGGGAATTGATAGGTGATATTATTTCCCAGGAAGTTGTCTATTATAAACTTAAACTAGAAGAAACAAAGTTTAACTTGTATGGTGAAGCTGCCGACGCTAAGTATTATTATAGGGGTATTATCCTCAGTTGTTTAACTGATAGATCACCACAAGAATATCCTGATGATGAACTTGGTATAAGATATTATCAAAATATTGATTTTAAGTTTTTACGTGATGATTTACTGCAAAGAAACTTAGATTTTAACGAAGAATTTGATCAAGGTGATTGGTACGGAGCTGATTTAGTTCCCGAAGTAGGAGACATAATAATGTATTATGGAGGTTATTACGAAGTAGATGATATAATATCAAACCAATATTTTGTAGGTAAAGATCCTGAATATGATTATGCAGAAAACCCAATAAACCCAGGATTAACTAATTTTGGTAGTGATATTTCAGTTATATGTAAAACACACTACCAACCAGCCAACAAAACACAGTTAGAAAAAGCAGGAATCAATGGCTAAGAGATATAGAAAACCCGTACCAAAATCTCAAAGAGAAATATCTGAAGGTTTACAAAAACCTTATGATATGATTACGGATGGTAATCCTAATAAAGCCAACGTAAAAAGTCAAACAATCCCTACAAATGAAGCTAATTTAGATTTTAATAGGTCTGATAAAATGTCTTTTAAAGGGGACAAAGAAAAAATATTCACTGTTGGTATAAAGGATTTAGATGAGACTATAATGTATTATTTTAATAATGTTATTAGGCCTTCTGTAATACAAAATAATGAACGTATTCCTGTTCCTGTAATATATGGTTCACCTGAAAGATGGAAATCAGTCCAAAAAGATGCCTATTATAGAGATAAAAAAGGTGCAATAATGATGCCTATAATAATGTTTAAAAGGGATTCATTAGAAAAAAATAGAAACTTAAGTAGAAAACTAGATTCTAACCAACCCAACCTTTATACCTTTTGGCAAAAAGATTTTAATGAAAAAAACATTTATAGGAATTTTAATATTTTAAATAATAGAATACCAACAAAACAATATATAGCTAATGTTATCCCTGATTGGGTAAACTTAACATATAGTTGTATTATACAAACCTATTATGTAGAACAATTAAACAAAATAATAGAAGCCATAAACTATGCTTCTGATTCTTATTGGGGTAATCCTGATAGGTTTAAATTTCAAGCACGAATAGATAGTTTTGCAACCGTTACTGAATTACAACAAAGTCAAGAAAGACTAGTAAGAGGTACATTCCAATTAAATTTATACGGGTATTTAATACCTGAGGTTATACAGAAAGATCTTAATTCTATTAAGAAAGTTAATTCAAAATCTAAAATCATTTTCCAAATGGAAACTGATTCAAGGCCTGAAAGATATGAACAAAGAGTCACAAAACTTCCAGATGGAAGAGATAGTATAGGTAGAAGTGGAGAAGATTTAAATTCTTAATAAAGGAGTTTAATAGGTAAGTTATACTTTGATATTTATAATTAGAAAATAGATAAAATTATGCCTACATTTGCAAGATTCTTAGACCAGGTACCAGTAAACCCATACGAACCAGAACAAAGCGCAGCTACTGTTGACACAGGTTCATTTATGATTACGGGCTCTGCAGCTGGAAATGTTTTAACATTCACAAAAGGGGATGCCTCTACTTTTGATTTAGAAGTTGGTGGTACTGATGTTATAGCTAATCCAACAGGAAGTTCATCTTCCCCTCTTACTTCATTAAGAGTTGGAGATACAAATTATTCAATAAGTGGAAGCGGAGGAGGTAATATAACATACAACTCAGAGGTTTCACAAGTAATTCATAATATAGTAGTACAAGATTTTGATAATGATGTTGCTGTTACTTTTGAAGGTGGTACTCTTAAATTTATATTTGGAACACCTACAGCACCAACCCCATCATTGACCAACACAGGAGATATTTTTGCTACAGACAGATTTAATAAAGTATTAGATGCTTATGATGTTGTAGGAAACTTTAACTTAGGAGCTTATTCGTTAATAAGTGCTTCATTATTAGAAACAACAGCTGGAAGTGAAGCTACTTTACAAGGACCAGTAGGAACAGGAAATAATTTATCAGTTACACCTAACACTACAGGTTCAAGATCTTATAGGTTAATGATTACTTCAAGTAATCCATCAGATGGAGCAATTGTTTCTGCATCCGTGGATCTTAACTTAAATCTAAATAAAATAGCAGCAGATATTCCATCAGTATCAACAACGGCAACAGCTCAATTAGGAGTTGCTTCCAATCAAATAGAAGTAGGAGCTACAGGAAATATATCATATACTTCATCTAGAGGTTCAAATGAAAGAAATTGGGTATTTGTTGATATGGATATGAATTATCCTCACACACCAACAGGACCTACACCTGCAAATGTTAGTGGAAGTGTTAACTTAGTAGATTATAACGCAGACCAACAATTTACAATAAATGCAACAGCAGCTTATTCCTCATCAGGTGTAGCAGGTGCAGATAACGACCCAGCATTAAAACCAAGTAATTCCGCATTAGCATCTAGAGTCTCTGCTAATAGAGTTTATACTAGGATTAAAAGTGTTAGATATGGAGCTACTACAGCAACTTCATTTACAGCAAACGAATTACAAGATTTAGATTTTTGGGATACTTCATTAGGAGGAACTATAGGTACTATAGATAAAGGAACTACAAACCCAAATGGTCATAATGTGGATTTATATTGGACAGGAAACAAATACCAATATATAGTATATGATGCTGCTAGACCTAATTTAGCAAGTATTAAAGAAAGAGCTACTAGTTTTGATGTATTACCTTCTTCATTTGGAGGAGCAGTATACGCAACAGTAGGAGGATATAAGATTTATAAAACAACAGATTTACAAGCAGGATACACAGGAACAACTGCAGAATATGTATTAAACACCTAAAAAACACCTAAAAACAATAATTATGCCAATTACATTACCCTCGGGATTTCAGATAACAAGTAAAGACCCAATAGATTCAAGAATAACCGTAGCTGATCAAGCCGCAAGATTAGCATTTAGTGAAGTTAATGTTTACAACGGTTTAGTTGTATATCAAAGAGATACAGAAGAACTTTATGTATTAAATGACACAGGCTCATGGGATGTAAACTCAGGATGGTCTTTAGTAGGCTCCGGAGGCGGAGGTGGTGGAGACATTGAATATGTTAGTGGTTCTACACCTTATAAAAAAATAGGTGGTATTGAAGTATTAGATTTTGATGACAATGTTATAGTAGAATACAATGAAGGAACTGAAGTATTAAAATTTGTTTTTGGTATTCCACCTAACCCAGTACCAGCAGTTACAAATACAGCTCCAACATATGATGTAGACAGATTTAATAAAGTATTACACACTTATGGTGTTACTGCTAATTTTGATTTAGGATCAAACGTTTTAATAAGTGCTTCATTATTTGAAACAACCGTAGGAGATACAAAATTACTACAAGGCCCAGTAGGAACAGGAGGTTCATTTGTTATTTCTGAAAATACATCAGGTTCAAGAGATTACCAATTGGTTATAACTTCAAGTAATCCTGCAACAGGTGTAATAAACAAACAAATCGCAAACTTAGATTTAAATCTTAATAAAAGTTTAGCAGCTATACCAACAATAGCATACACTCCAGATGTAGAGTTAGGAGCTTCAGGCTTACAAATAGAAGAAGGTGCTACAGGTAGTATTGCATTTTTAGCAACTGAAGGTGCAGGAAACGGATGGGTATATCATGTAGGAAGTTTAACAACATCTCCACCTACATCTCCTATTACATTAGTATCTAGTGATACAGCAGCAAAAAGCATATTTGCAACAGCTGATTATTCATCTTCAGGTGTAGCAGGTGCAGATAACGACCCAGCATTAAAACCAAGTAACTTTGCAAACGCAAGAAGAACATCAGCTACTAGAACTTACTCAAGAATCATAAGTGTAAGAGCTGGAGCATCAGCTAATACTACTTTCACAGAATCAGAATTACAAAACCTAAATAACTGGGTTAGTGGAGCAGGTTCAGTTGAAGGAGGAACTATTCAAAAAGGAACAACAAACCCAAATGGGGCTAGTGTTTCTATAACTTGGACAGGAGATAAATATCAATACATAGTATATGATGCTTCCCTTTCTAACTTAACAGCTATTAAAGATGCAGCCTTAAACTTAAATGTATTAGGACCTGATGGTGCTTTTACAGGATTATT